AACAGCAGGTACTAGTGGCTCAAGTGGAACTAGTGGTTCTTCTGGCTCTTCTGGTACATCAGGCTCTAGTGGAACCAGTGCTTCAAGTGGTTCTAGTGGTACAAGTGGTAGTTCTGGAACCAGTGGTAGTAGTGGAACATCTGGTACCAAAGGTACATCAGGTACGTCTGCTACATCAGGTACAAGCGGAACTAATGGTAGTAGTGGCACTAGTGGAAGCAGTGGAACTAGTGGCTCTTCAGGAACATCTGGAAGCTCTGGAACTAGTGCATCTAGTGGAAGCTCTGGCACTTCAGGTACAAGTGGGTCGAGTGGTACCTCTGGTAGCTCAGGCACTAGTGGGTCTTCTGGTACAGCTGGAAGCAGCGGTACCAGTGGAACAAAAGGTACTAGTGGTACAAGTGCCACCAGTGGCACTAGTGGAACAAATGGTTCTAGTGGAACCAGTGGATCAAGCGGTGTAAGTGGATCGTCTGGAACTAGTGCAACATCTGGTAGCAGCGGTAGTAGTGGGACATCAGGAACCAGTGGTAGCAGTGGAACAAGCGGTAGCAGTGGTACAAGTGGAATTAATGGTTCATCTGGAACCAGTGGTGTGAGTGGTACAAATGGTAGTTCAGGAACTAGTGGAACTAACGGATCAAGTGGGTCTTCTGGAACATCTGGTACGTCAGGTAGTAGTGGCTCTTCTGGAACCAGTGGTGCTAATGGCACTAGTGGTACAAGTGGCACTAATGGTAGCTCTGGTTCCTCTGGAACATCAGGCAGCAGTGGATCAAGTGGCACATCTGGTTCAGCTGGTACATCTGCTACATCTGGCTCAAGTGGTACTTCTGGAACAAGTGGATCTAGTGGTTCAAGTGGTTCGTCTGGTACTAGTGGATCAAGTGGAAGCAGTGGTACAAGCGGTAGCACTGGTACATCTGGTACGAGTGGTTTTAATGGAACCAGTGGTACATCAGGTACTAGTGGATCCTCTGGATCAAGTGGTACGTCAGCAACAAGCGGCAGTAGTGGTACATCTGGTACAACAGGATCGTCTGGTACGAGTGGTACATCAGGTTCTTCAGGTTCATCTGGAACTAGTGGTACTAGTGGTAGCTCAGGTACATCTGCTACATCTGGAAGTTCAGGTACGTCTGGTACGTCAGGAAGTAATGGTAGTTCTGGAACAGCAGGAACAAGTGCAACATCTGGCTCTAGTGGCACAGCAGGAACAAACGGTAGTTCAGGCACATCAGGATCTAGCGGTACAGCTGGTTCGTCTGGTAGTTCTGGTACAACAGGAACATCTGGTTCAGCAGGTACAAGTGGTGATGGATCTTCGGGTACAAGTGGAGCTAATGGTAGTAGTGGTACTAGTGGTATTGTAGGAACAAGTGGAACGAGTGGGGCAAATGGTACATCGGGTACAAGTGGTATAAATGGCACTTCGGGTACTTCATCAACAAGTGGTACAAGTGGAACAAATGGAGCGAATGGTTCAAGTGGAACAAGTGGTGTAAGTGGTTCGAGCGGTACTAGTGGTACAAGGGGTACTAGTGGTACAAGTGGAAGTTCTGGAACTAGTGGTACAAAAGGTACAAGTGGTACAAGTGGTAGTGGTACAAGTGGTACCAGTGGTAGCTCAGGTACAAGTGGTAGCAGTGGTAGCTCAGGTACAAGTGGAGAATCAGCAAGTCTTGCAATTGGTAGTACAATAACTAGTGCTACAACAAATAGTGTTTTATTTGTAGGAACATCTTCTACTCTTCAACAAGACAATACTAACTTCGCTTGGGATAATACTAACGATATTTTAAAAATTGGTGTTGGGGGTATTACAGTAAATAGCGGTTCTGGCTCAGGGGCGCCAAAAGTAACAATTTCAGGTGTTGGTGGTTTTGGCACTGATACTGCTGCAGCTGGTCCAAATTTTGAGCTAAGAGCAAATAAATTTTCTGTTGAGGATAGAAGGTGGCTTATTCAAATTGATGCAAGTGACCGATTTGCTTCTTGGTATTGGGGAGGTATTTCATATACCAAAGTTGGTTATCAAACAACAGGAGGTACTTGGACTAACTCTGATGAAAGAAGAAAGGAAAATATTCAATTGATTAATTATGGATTAAATGAAGTATTACAATTAATTCCAAAGAAATTTAATTTTAAAGCAGATGAAAGGAAGATTGTAAATTTAGGATTTATTGCTCAAGATGTCTTACCAATTATCCCTGAAGCCGTACAATCAGATATGGATGATGGTCAACAATATTATGCAATGAATTATGATAATTTAGTACCTGTACTTGTAAATGCTATTAAAGAATTAAAAGCAGAAATAGATATACTAAAAAATAAATAAAATCTAAACTTAATCACTACCACTACTACAACAGAAGAACCTGCTACCACTACAACAACAACTAGCACAACAACTGTTGAAGAACCAGAAATTATAGTCACTGAAGAACCTATAATAGAGGAAACCACCACAACCATATTCGTAGAACTATAAATATTAACATATGTCTTGGGCAGGAATAGCTGGCAATCAATGTGTATCTTTTAATAACTTACAAGACGCTGTAACAACTGGTGTGTTTTTTGCAAAAACAACCATCCCAGTAAGTGGTGAGCAAATTACAAAAACTGATGCTAATACATATGCATTCATAGATACAACTTATGGTCCATATGCATCTAAATCAAGCAATCAACTTGTAGTAAAAAATGATTTGTTAGCAGCTCCCTGTGACTGTAGATATGCTACAATTACAGATAACAATTCATTTAACTTCTATGATTGTGATGGAGTGTTTTGGTCAGGAGGTGCAGAACTTAATACAGAAATCTGTTTTGATATCAACAGACCTCGTTCTGCTAACATTGGAAACATTACTGTAGATGCCACTTGTATCTGTGGATGTACATCAGGAGGTATTAAGTGTCCATACTGGTAGAAAGTACTCTATCTCTAACCATCTCAAAGGATATGCTCTTGTGACATTCAAACTGTCTAGGAGTGTCATCATGCTCTGGACACCAGTTCCAGTCTCCCTTATTAAACTTAAACATAGGATTGTTCCAACATCCATTGCATACATTCTCATTTGTAATTCTTTCACAGCTAAACTCATGATTAGCTTTTGAGAAGTTGGATATCATAAACACCTTTTTATCAAGAGCCCAGGCTAACCAGCTTATACCACTAGACAGTCCTATATAAAAGTCTGTATAATATAGATGGTTCATTACATTTTCTAGAGAAACATCTTCAAGCTTCTCAGCTCCCAGATTATCTGCTTCCTTAGATAGCTCTACAACCCTATACCCCTCCTTCTTTAACCACTCTATGAGCTCTGGCCAGTAATACCAATGCTTACACTGGGCTGTGGACCTAGTGGATATACACACATACTTCTCCTCAATTGGTCTATCTTTAGGATGGAAAGACATCCTTGGTTTAATTTCCTTATATGGAAGAGCTAGTATGTTAGTTGCTGATTTTTGTAGAGGAATGGTTATAGGATTAATAGGTTCTCTGTTTTCATCCCAGAACCATCCTAGCTCAAACATTGCTACAATATTGTCCACTCTTGCTCCTCTACCTACAAACTCAAGTTCTGGATAGACATCTTCAAACATGAAGTTCTTGAACGTGCTCACTATTACATCACACTTATACTGCTTTTTAAACTCTAGACAATAAGGCATCCATGCTATATTATCTCCTAGAGAACTAGAGTCAAAGGATATAAACACACGTTTTCCTTTGATGTAATCTGCTACATCTATCTTATGTCTAAGTGTGGTCCCATCCCATATCTCTATGAAATACTTCCCCATATACTTTCTATCTACGCTAGCCCACATCCCTCTTTTAATGTTCACGTTGTACATCTCTCTATAGGAACTATCTGTCTGTTCCATAAACTTCACATTATATTCCTTATCATCCCACGCATCCTTCAGATCAAAATGTATATTGTTGACTAGGGTGATATTATACTTGAGAGTAGGCATCTATATACAGTTTTTGTGTAATATGTGAATCATAGTAATCATTTACCTGAAGAGCGTATTTGTAACATTTATGTAACATCTTAGCTACTTCCATCCAGTCTCTGCTCTCACGTACAGCTAACATTTCTTGTCTTCTGTGTCCATAAGTTTTGATTGTTTCTAGCACTCCTCTTATCACTTCTTCTGTATCAATCTGTGGAATCACCCACATACCGTCCATGTGTTTAGACCCCTTATAAGTTCCCACAATGGGAACTGCACAAGCTGTAGCCTCCATAAGTGTTAGATTGGGATGACCAGCCTCTAGCATAGATGGATGTACAAATATAGTGTGTGATTGATAAAGCTCCCTTGTTTCATCATCTGTAGGATTGGTGAGCTTTAATGTAAGCTTACTGTAATCTAACAAGTCTGAGTGGTGATCAAAGAAGTTTTTATTATCAGGATGACCAGCAATGGTGATGGGTAGGTCTAGTTGCTTAGCTGCCTCTATACCATATCTAAATCCTTTCCTGTCTATACTACTATCTCCAGCTAACCCATTGTTGGCTATCATAAGAAGTGCATGTTCCTTAGGAGCTTCTACAGCTGGTGTAAAGAATTCTGCATCTGCACCATGTGGTAGATAGAACAGCTTATCTGTCTCACTGAAATAGTCTATAAGATACTCAGCATGTGTAAAGGATATAATAGATCCTTTCATGGCTTCTAGATTCTGTTTAAACACCCAGCTATCTTTGCCATACCATTCTGTATGATGGTCATGTAGGGAATATATATAAGGAATCCCCCTACTCTTACAGTCTAAAGCTAGGTTGGCTAGATGAACATGCACTATTGTATTGGGTTCATACTCCACCTGGTTGATGTATTTCACCTCTACAACATCACCAAGTCTCTCAAGTCTATTCTTGTATGCCCATATAATACGCTCTACAGCACCCCAACCATTAGGAGGAATGCTAATGAGTCCTGTTGCCACCTGTATTATTTTCATTGGTTCCATTTCTTTTTAAATTTAATTTCGTCTTCTGCCATCTTCTTCATCTTAGCCTCGTCCAGCTTTTGTATATTGATGCTTTGGTAGTGACACACTATAGAGTTTCTGACAAGCGCATGTTTTATACCATGTCTCTTCAGCATCTCTACATAGTCATTGTCCTGGTAGTACATATCAAACTGTTCATCAAACGGTAGGATTTTATTTAAGCTTTCCCTCTTAATAGTTAAACACCAACCCATCACTGCCTCTGTCACACTATAGCTCTCAAAGTATAAATCAGGGCTTTGTATGAAATGCCAGTCAAAGTATTTCATGTATAACACAGGATCCTTTGGAGAGAATGACTGTATGTCTGGTCTCATCTTATGGACGTTCATCATCTCTGTGAACCATCCATTCTCATAACCCACATCGTTATTAGATATAACCACCCAGTCTTCCTTACACTTCTCTATTGCTATGTTTAAAAATCGGTTATAGTTGAATTTTTCTGCAGGTTGTATATAATTTTCAACTATAGATGAATATTCTCTGTGCATGTTTACACCACTCTCCATTAGATGCACCTTGAAATTTATGTCAGGTTCAGCATCCTTCATACTGAGTATGCTTCGCTTGGTCATCCTAACACTCTTCTCTGTCCCACTTTTTGTTAATATGATTACATCTACATTCATGATTAGTGTTTTATTCCCCAGAAATATAAGTCACAGCTTTCTGTGTCTACATAGAAGTGGCACAGTTTAAAATACTTATCTAGATCAATTGCATCTCTGACATCTAGCTCTGTTACATTCATATAATACCCAGCCCACTCTTCATCCTGTACAGTGAATGGTGAGTCCTGAGGATCGAATAACGTTATACCATGTGTAGGTCTGCCTGTTGTGGCACACGTAAACAGGAACATTCCTCCATCTCTTACTAGGTTCTCACATACATTTATAATGGTTTCCTTCCAGTACATATCATGTTCAAACACCTCTGTGGATATAACAATGTCATACTTGTGACCGTCTATAGGTTTATACTCATGACCTTTACTTACAACATTAACGTTTTTACCCTTCCCTATATCCACTCCTATATATGAATAGTCCTCAAACAGATAGTGATTGTTACCGTTCAAATCCAACGACCCAATATCACAAACGTTCACTCCCTTAAAATATTCAGGAAACATCCATTTAACTCTCTTACAAAAATCTTGTTGTCTTTCGTGTGCCATTTTATTTTAGTTTTATTATTCCTTTTTCTTTAAACAGCTCAGCATTGCTCTTGTCAAGCTTGAATGTCTTAGTCATGAACAAACTTGTTTTGTTCCCATCATCCCATACATCCACTCTTATTTCTGACCCATTAAACTTGTAGCTGTTGAACCAGTATTCACTGTTCCTCAAAATTAGTAAATTAGTTGCACCGTTTATGTTTACATCAATATATTTTGTTTCATTTTCCACTAAAGAATTCATGATGAACAGCAGAGGTTCATCAGGATGAGCATTGTTATGTACCACCTCACAGTTGAATAGTCCATATCTATACAAGTTTACATTGCTTTCTGTGAATATGTTAGAGCTGTGATCATTGATGATTAAATACTTGTCTTCCTCATCACCAAACTTCTCAAAGAAAGACTGCTCTAATGTATATCCCATATGCATAAGTAACCACTCTTCTGTAGTGGTGGGGGGTATAAACTTGCTAAGAAAGAACTTTACATCCCCAGCAAACAGTAATGTCTCATACACATAGCTATTATCTGTTCCGCGGTAGTGCTCTGGTTTAAAGAACAACATCTTCTTATCATGCATTATCATATCAAATAGATATGATTCAATTTTCTTTAGATCGTTTGGATGGAATATAACATCACACTCTGTGAAGACAAACTGTTGATAACCAAGTCCTTGTGCAAGGAACAATGCGTTCTTTAGATTTCTACAGATGGGAAGAGAATGCCCTGCTGTAAATATTGTGAGATCAAATATACCCGTGTTAAAGAAGAAGAACGGTGTGTATTCTGCAGGAAGGAAAGAATTGTCCCTATCATATATTACATAATTCACCTTCTCAGAGGTTGCTGCATCCACAGCTAGATGACTTACAATCATCACATCTACATCCAGTTCCTTTATAGCATCTATACATCTATTCAGAATACTCACCTGTCTAGGTGTAGATGGATAGGTGTCTATGATGAATAGAGGTTTCATTTCTTCCTGAAAGTTTTGAATGTACTGTCTATTAGAGAGAAACCATCAGCTTGTGTTGTGAGTCTCTCTTTTACAATAGCCATTTCTGTACCGCTCTTACGCATAATGATATTGAAATACATATCTGATGCATCCCAAGGATGTGTTCTAAGTGTTTGCTTTAGATAGCTGCTCACCTTTTTAGGGAACATGATACATTGCAAACCAATGATGTGATCTGTTGTAAACATATGTCCTAGGTCCTTTATAGGCTTAGACTGAGGCCAGCCAAACTCTAATGTATCTTTATCTCCAAAGGACATGTAGCCTATATTAGTGTCATCAATTGTTTGACAACTAGCCTCCACCACGGTGATGAACGCCTTCAAATCTGTTTCTATTAAACAATCTCCTTCACAAACCATCAGGTAGTCACAGTTGTGAAACTCTGTAAGGATGGCATTTTTGAATGCTTCGTAGCATCCGTAGTGAGCTGGTGTAAGAGCTGTACCCACTTCTTGTATCTTCTGTTCATCAAACAGTTCCATAGATACACATGCTGGTCTGAGACATGAATGTGCAGGAGGCAATGACTTATATGGTTCGTTTATATGGAGGACATACTCCCATCCATATTCTTTCACACGTTCTAGAGAAGCTCTGCTAGCCTGTTCTCTCTCATCGTTAAGTGTAGTTTGTATGTGCACAAGCTTTATCTTAGGTTTCTGGTTCTTCCACTTAAAGGACCCAGTGTTCTGATATTTATGCAGGTTGTCTTTGTTTATTTCATACTTTTCTATTTTGTAACAATCATCTCCATCATAGAAATCTAGTTGTACAGATAGAGGCTCTCCATTAAACTCAAAAGAATGCATCCACTCTTTGGTCTTAGACACTAATATTCTTTTAAATGTTTCACCAATTGTAACATATATCACTCTATTGTCTACATTGTATGTATAGAAATAGAACACGAATGTGTTTGGTTTCCCAACAGCAGGTAGTATAGAATAGTATTCACTGTTAGAAGACACGCCTAGTCCACTGTTTACAAGGAAGGTTTGCTCTTCAGGATGCTCAATATGTACATCACCCATCTTGTCAATCACCTTCATCATGTAGTCTTCCAGAAAGTTCTGACATCCATACTCCTCACATATCTTGTTATAATCAAACGGTGTACGTACATCATGGAATGTATTAAGGAAGAAGTCTACATCAAACGTCATAGCTGTTGTCTGTATACCCTTACCAAATGGTGTGTCTAATGTGGCCAGATATGCATTATTATCCTCAGCCAAATCAAAGGACTTCTCTATAGCAGGCAGATCTCTATGATCTACAATTACGTCAAATGTTGTATAGAATGCTCTTTTAAATCCATGAGCCTTAGCTTCTTTAAATCCATTGAACAGATTGGTGAGTACAGTGAGAGACTGATTGGTATCCTTCAGACCATTGATATTTATCTCTGCATCATACTGACTAGTGTAGTTGTAGAACCTGGTGTAATAGGAATGATGACACAAAGGATTGTGTTCATCATATATATAAAAATCCACCATACGTTGTATCTCCTGGTCCACAGGATAATGACTAACCAGTATAATCTTTCTACCTAGTGGTTTTAAAGACTTTATACACTCCTTAGTCAGTCTGACACGCTCTTTTAGATTGGGGTAGGTGCCTATGATGATGGCTTCCTCTTGTAACAAATTTAGGTGTAAATTTGTTACGAGATTAGTAGTATCGCTACCAACATCTCCTGTTAAATAAACCATGTTATTGTAATCATCATACTTCCCACAATACACATCCAGGTTATACATCATTTTGATTAGGTCGTCATATTCCAGGGCTTCTTTGATGGCTATTGGATTTAGCTCTTTGTTGTTACGTTCTCCCTTAGATGGAAAGAAAAACACGTCACATGCCTGTAGAAACTCAGAAACATCGTTACGTTCTCCCCATATAACACAGTTGTCTGGTTTGTTTAACATAAGAGGTTCCCAATAACTTTTAAAGTTGTCTGCTTGGTTACCTAAGAAATGAAACTTAATCTTGTAGTCTTTAAGTTTGTTGGCCATTTCAAATGCATAGGCCTGGTTCTTTCTAGGAGTGAACAGTCCCACCGTAACTACATGTTTATATGAAGGATCCAGTCCTAGCTTTTCCTGCATCTCCACCTTGTTTCTCTTCCTACGGTCTACAGGATACTCAATGATTCTAGCTGGCATATCTAGATGAGCATATTTGAATGCGCTGTATGCACTAACAAATATAAACTCATCAGGTGTCCACTTCTTCCATGCTGGTTTGAATGAGCTGTCATGTGTAGTTTCTAGTATCCTCCAGGTTCTGTCTGGTCTATATATCCATTCAGATAGTTCGTTCTCCAAGAACATCTCTGGAAACTCTTCCATAGATATAACATCTGGTTGGAAGGTATTGATAATCTCTGTCAACTGTTCAAACTTCTTTTCTCCAAGAGAATGAAAGTTTTCTCCTAGTAAACTTTTTATCCTATTTCGCTGCACTACATAGTTCCATGCTACAAATGCATGTTCTACCACCTTAATATCAAAATGATTCTTTAGCAGCTCCACCTTATTCACTGTAACTTGTGGGGCACCTCCTGTACTTAAATGAGGAGTGATGATAAGAAGTTTCTTCATATTAGTTTTTTAATTACATCTAACACCTGATCCACTGATGGATGGCATTCAAAGGTGGGTTTATTCTCAAGACATTTAATTAGTGGTTGTACGCCCTGTATATCTCCCCATTCCTCCACTCCGTATTTCATATCTGACCCACAGAATAGAGAACAACCACCTCCTATATAAACCTGTTTGTATTGCTGGCTTCCTTTCCTGTAAGGTGCCCTGAACTCAGGGAAAATAGCTGAACCTAGCTGTATAATGAATACATCTGTTGTTCCTGCTAGATGTAGAAGCCCACTGTCCATAGTGACAAAAGCCAAGGCTTTGTTCATTAAATGCCAGCAGTCACCTATAGAACTCTTGTTCATTAGGTTAAGACCGTTCTCAATAGGAAAGTTGAATACAGGTTTGTCTACGTTAAAGAACCCTGTCTCAGAGCTATCTTTTCCTGTAGATATAACAGCAATACCCATGTCATTAAGCTTTTTGGTGAGCAACATCCAGTTCTCAGCGCTCCAGGTCCTGGTTGCCCAGGTGGTGACAGGGTGTATAAGGACAAACTTTTCAGGAATATTATCTATCAGAAGGGGGGAGGTGGGTCTATAATAGCATTCTAATTCATCTTTCTTGAGCATAAAACCTAGATGGATAGCATGGAACTGCCTGATATCCATGCGATTATACTTATTTTCTATCCCCTTTTCATTCTTCTTACCAACGTTATAGAAGCTATTGTGCATCAGATAGTGCTGGTTAAAGAAGTCCATGTCCACGCTAGTAGACTTATAGCTCTTCTCTACATAGGGATTTAGCTTGAACAGCTCTGGCATTTTGGACAGCACAACTACTTTTTGTCCATACGCCTCATAAAGTTTCTTGATGGTAGGGGTGGCGCTTATGAGATCCCCTAGCCCATTACATTCCCCTAGATTTAGACAGATTGGTTTCATCATGGCAAATATACAAAAAAGATTTGGTAGTTTCAAATAAATTACATAGTTTTGTCACAGAAGTGGGCCTCGTTCACTTTATGCTATATTATGCATCCAATCCCCTGCTTCTAGGGGAAAATTACATTAATTAATATTTCTTTAACCCCAGGCACTTTGTGCCAATTCCCATTATGTAAAAATGAAAGATTCTGTTGCACAGATTAAAGCATGGTTATTTCCAAGTGTTATCACCCTATTAGCTGGCATCATCTGGAATGATGTACAAGAAATAAAAGCTGATGTCAAAGCTCTGATGGCTCAGTCTAACATAGACAAAACTAGAATCGACAACCTAGAAAGACTGATTTATAAGCCAACAGGTCCAATTAAAACCTCCTTCGATGAGTATCAACAAATCATGGCAATATTGCCAACAAACAACTTTGAAATAAAAAAGAAGGAAAATGAAAAAGTTCTTTAGTGATTTATTTAATGATGAAAACAAGATTAATGAAAAAAGCTTCATTGGTTTTCTTGCATTTGTAATCATGGTAGTGTTTGCCATTATGGATATTGTAACAGGAGCTTTAGGAAAAGACCTATTGGTAAACGACTTCATCTTTAACTCATTCCTCTATCTAACACTTGGATGCTTTGGTATAGCTTCCATAGATAAATACATTAACAAAAAAGACGATGGTGAACAAGTTTCTTAGTGTGGTCATAGTTGTTCTTATAGGCTTCTTGGTATTCAAAGGAAATGGCTGTGGAGGGGATGTCCCTAAAGCAGACACGTTGGTGGTACATGACACATCATGGCAAATCCATGACAGTGTTATTGTAAAAAAGATGAAGGTAAAAGAAACCATTCATGACACTCTTCCTCCAGAATACATAGCTGATACCAACTACCCAAAGCTTAAGGCTCAATACGAAGAGTTGGCTAAAGCGTTCCTAGCTAAGAACATATACACTGATACATTAAAGCTTGATACACTGGGATATATAGCTGTAGCTGACACTGTACAAAAGAATGAGCTTTTAAACAGAGCATATAGCTACCAGTATAAAATCCCCACCATCACAGTTACAAATACCATCACTAAATATGCCCCACCTAAAGGAGCTTTATATGTAGGAGGCGGTATGAGTGGAGATAAAACCAATGAAATAAACTCTGTAAGAGGAGGTTTGCTTTACAAAACCAAAAGGAACACCATGTTTGGTGTACACGCTGGCTTTGTAAACAACCAGCTTATATATGGAGTGGATGCTTATTGGAAACTTAAATAGATAAAAATGAAGAAAATTATTGAACTCATTAAAAGCCTATTCAAAAAAGGCAGTGTAATTGAAAAAATTAAAACCGTCAAAGAACTAGACAAAGAGATAAAGAAAATTGTTCCTGCTGATAAAAAACACGTAAAGAAAAAAGAGAAATGAATCTAGACAAACTCAAAGGTCATATACCAGATGAAGTGATTGGACAAATCCCTGGCGTACAGGAGAAGTTTGCTATTAACACCCCTATAAGACTTGCTCACTTCTTAGCCCAGACAGGACATGAGAGTGGTGGTTTTAAGTTTAAGTCTGAGAACCTAAACTACTCAGCTGAAATTCTCAGAAAAGTGTTTCCTAAATACTTCCCAGACATTGTTGTAGCTAAGAAATATGAGCGTAAGCCAGAAGCTATAGCTAGCAAAGTGTATGGTGGACGCATGGGAAATGGTCCAGAGGCTACAAAAGAGGGGTTCAAGTTCAAGGGAAGAGGATATATACAGCTGACAGGCAAGGACAACTATAAAGCATTTGATGCCACTGTAGAGGATGATATACTGGCTAATCCAGACTTGGTGGCCACTAAATACCCCCTATTATCAGCAGCCTGGTTCTGGAACAGCAGGAAGCTTAACGCTATTGCTGACCAAGGAGCTACAGATGATGTAGTGACCAAGGTGACTAAGCTGGTAAATGGTGGAACAATAGGACTAGCTGACAGGATTAAGCATTTTAAAGAATATCATAAACTGTTAGCATAATGGCAAACGCTCAACCTAAGCCAAAACCCAGACGCTCTAGAAAATCTGGACTTAAGAAAGCTAAATTAATTAAAGACAACCTAAACGTATTAAAGAAATATGGCAACAAGTAAAAAGGGATTAGATGTTTCTGCTAACCCACTACCTATCAGTTTTAAAGACTTTGCAAAGGAGCCCGTAAAAGGCTTAATGTTCATTTGTTTGATAGCTGTAGGCTATCTATATGTAGATGGAAAAGTTAATTACAGCAATCAGATTGAGAAACAGGGTGAGAAGATAGAGGTGCTTGAAACAAAATTAGATTTACTGACTAACCAACTTAGAAGGTCTGATAGTGCTTTAAGCTCAGCTGTATCTAAAATAACCACTCTCCAACAACTAGGTAAAATTAAATAATATGCTAAAGAAGATTGTTATAACACTGGTGCTTTTGACTGGATGTGCACAGTCTCCTGAGGTTAAAATAGAAGAAAATGAAACTGATTCCCTACTTATTAAAAGTAAAGAAACAATTGTTACAACTGATATCGTCTCTAAAAAAAGCGATTCAATTGTTAACAAAAAAGTGAATAGTGTAATTTACCAGATAAAAGTCCTTAAAGACGAAAACCTCTTCTTGGAAAAAGCTATTTCCCTAAAAACAGAAAAGATTATCAGGGACACAATATATATTACAGAGAAGAAGAACTTCTGGGGTAAGACCAAAAAGACTGTAGATTCCTCCCAATCTGTGGAGATAGATACACTAGAAAATAAAAACTAACATAATGGCAAAATCATCAAAAGGGGGAGAAGCTAAAAAGATTAACTTTGGAAAAAGGAGAAGAGGGGCTGCTCAAAAGAGAAAGGGTCCTAAAGATAAACCTGTCAGCAAATATAGGGGGCAGGGCAAATGAAAAAGTTCCTACTCTTAATAGCGAGCTGCTGGATAGCAGTTGCTTTATTTATACAACTGAGCGTTGTTATATTATCCTTCATCCATCCTGAAAAAGCAGATGAAATAGGTAGGAAGATGTTACATAAGATGGAAGGATCTTCCTCTAACTAAATTAGTTAGAGTGGATTTAACAAATCTAGTTAACATAATTTGTTGATGCTCATTGTTTTTTGTTATAAACACCATATTTTTGTACACTTATGCCAATACCTTCAAGACAAATAGGCTGGAGCACACAGGAAAACCTCCTATGGCAAATCTCTAAGCAATTAGAGGAAATGGGCTGTCAGCTCTGTAATGTTGGTATTCCAGGTCCTCCTGGTCCTCCTGGTCCATCAGATGGGCTATTTGCTCAAACAGCTAATAGCACTATAATTACTAACACCACTGTGGAAACCAGTCTTATTAATGGTGGTGTAGGTACATTAACTGTACCAGCTAATGGATTCTCTGTAGGAGATAGTTTTAGAGCAATATTTGGTGGTGTTATGAATGCTAACAATAATCAAACTATTAGAATTAGAGTTAGAGCAGGAGGTATTCTCCTTTTAGATAGCGGTTTACAGAATCTGGGCAGTAGTGTAATAAATGATGTATGGAGTTTAAATATTGATTTTACAATTAGACAAATTGGAGCTGCTGGTGTAGCATCAATTGTATCATTAGGCAATTTCCATTACACAAAAACTAACAATGCTTCTGTTCAAGGATTTGGATTTAATGTAGTGAATAACACAACATTCGATACAACAATTAGTAATACATTAGATGTCACCGCTCAATGGGGAGCTGCTAGCACAGGAAATAATATATATAGTGATATATTCGTATTAAATAAAATTTATTAAAATGCCAATACCAAGTAGAGGAATAGGTTGGGGTACAACAGAGAATTTGTTATGGCAAATTGCTAAACAGCTGGAGGGTATATCCTGCCAGCTTTGTGATTTGAATAACAACTTCACTACAACTACCACCACAACTACAGAAGCTCTGTAAATTAGTTTAAACCAACAAAACTACATATGAAGGATTTAAAGTATGTCTGCGTTCAACCAGACGACACCTATTACACGTGGCAAGTGCACTTGTGGCTAGAGAGTCTAAAGAACAGGGGGGAGAGTGATAAGGCCATTGTGCTTATTTTCATTCCCAACCACAGACAACAAAATCACAGATGGCAACAGGTGATGGATCTCTATCCAGAAACTGAGTTTCATTTCTACAAGGATGAGGATCAGGTGAGTCAGCTATTAGGAACATATATACCTGTTCTTAGACCATACACTCTTTGGAGACATTGGAAAGAACATCCAGAGCTAAGTGACAAGGCTATATTCTACTGTGACTCAGACATTCTATTTACAGAAAAGTTTGATGTTCAACAGTTTATAGACGATGATGTATGTTATCTGTCAGATACACATAGCTATATAAGCGCTTCTTATTTTGATAGCAAGGTGAGGGATGTACTTCCTGATAAGCTAGAAGAATATAAGACACGCGACATCCTTTCAGAAATAGGAAGTGTAATAGGGATTAGTCGTGAGGAAGCTATGGAAAAAGACAAAGATTCAGGTGGTGCACAATACCTCCTTAAGAATATAGACAGTAGGTTTTGGAGTAAGGTGATGAACGACTGTATACTAATCAGAAGTTACCTGCTTAAAATAAACAAAGAATTCTTTGAAAGCGAGAACAAAGGATTTCAGAGCTGGTGTGCAGACATGTGGGCTGTGCTTTGGAATCTATGGGTGAGAGAAAAAGAAGTGAAGGTGATAGAAGAAATGGGATTCTCATGGGCCCCTGATCCAATCACTAAGCTAGAAACACACCCCATCCTTCATAATGCAGGCATTGTAGGCACACAAATGGATGGCTACAGTTGCTTCTATAAAGGTAAATATCACACAGGTCAAGACCCTACAAAGGATCCACAACTAGATGAAGTGCTAAATGATGAGAAATCAATGACTAAGTGTACAGGATATTACGCAAACGAACTTAAGAAATTATCTATTAAATACAATTTAAATTATTAATCATGGCCTCAATTGATCAACGCCCTCTCAAAGCCTTTGTAAGGTTTGACGGTACTGGACGTATAGTTCCCAGTAGCCTGATTCTCAGAAGGAAGAAACCCAAGGTGGGTAATTGGTATGAAATACCAGCTTATGAATGTTGTAATCCTACAACAACAACCACCACTACAGAGGTTCCAGTGACTACAACTTCTACTTCTACAAGTACATCAACTAGTACAACAACAACTACTACTACAGAGACTCCTCCTCCTACAACTACAACAACAACCACTGAACCTCGTTAAAATTAAATAAACATGGCAAATAGCAATAATAGATTAAAAGCCTATGTACGTTATGATGGTACAGGGCGTGTAATATCTGGTAGCTTAATCCTTCAGAGAAATAAACCTAAGGTGGGAAACTGGCAGGAGATTGATGCATACGAGTGTTGTAATTATGTTCCAACAACTACTACAACTACATCTTCTACTAGTACGTCAACTAGCACTAGTACAACAACAACAACAACAACTAGTCCTGGATAATAAAAACTAACTACAATGGCAAAATCTTTATTTCCTTCAGACATGTTGAAGAGTGCTGGGAGTGGTGAAATGACGCTTGAAAGCATTGCTGGGAAGCTTACATACTTTCATGAGCAACTACATCTATTGCATTGGCAGACAACTAGTTATGCAGAGCACCAAGCTCTTGGTGGAATATATGATTATGTTCATGACTTTAAGGATGGGGTGATTGAGAAACTTATGGGTTACACGGGCAAGCGTCCCAAAGCACCAAAGGTAGAACCTCTATCTGATTCAGCAAGTGCTGGTCTGGTGATAAGTGAGCTTATAAGTTTCGCCTCAAGCCTTAAAAGTTATGGTGAGAGCAATGGTTATCATGATATTTCAAACCTAGCTGATGCTCTATCTGGGGAAGCTGCAAAAACCAAATACCTGCTAACACTGTCCTAATGACAATAAGCAAGCGATTCTTTCCTGAAGTGTTGCAAGATAATGAAATAGCTTATTTTGCACATCTTGAAGGAGTGATTAACTCTGTGGATGAACTAAGTTCTCTAGAGATAACAAAGAATCCCTATTCATATCATTTTAGACTAGCTCCTAGTTTGCCTAAATATAATGATATGCTCCTGGAAGAGATACTAAAACTACATAACATCTTCCAGATAAGACTAAATCTATCCAAGTCTATCAAGGCATCTGCCACGATAGTGTTTGAAATAAATTTGGATGATTGATTGATTTACACTTATATTTGTATATTAAACCAAAATTTTATATATGGCAACTTACGATGCTAACAAACGTTACACATGGACTCCTCAAGACAAGTTTGAATTGAATGGAGCAGAATTTGGAATGATTTTAAATGCACTCAGAGCAATACTTGGAACAGAAGAAGCTGCAAAAATTCTCTTAGCAAACCAAGCTAACACAGCTATTGAGAACGCTCTTTCTAAAGCTGTTGAGGCTGATGTAGTGAAAGAAGCTCCAGAAGAACCAAAACAG